AATTCTTTGCAGTTGCTGTTAACGTTAAGAACTTCGTAATGCCTAGATTAAGAGGTGTTACTATTGAGTCCGACTACGAAGTTGCGAATCAAAGAAGAGTACTAGTCGCTTCACAGAGACTAGGATTTACAGACATGATAGATGCTTCAACAGCATGTATTAGTCTTCAGTATAAAGGTAGTTAATACTTTTGTAATTACGTGGTGGGGGCAACTCCACCACACTTTTAAGGAAAACATATGGCAGATTTAGTTACATTACAACAATACAAGGATTTCGCAGGCTTAAAAAGTCTCGAACATGATGCTCGTATAAATGTAGTTATAGACAGTGTTTCCCAACTCGTTAAGACTTATTGCGGGAGTGCTCTTGTAGATTACGCTAGCACTAATAAAGTCGAATATATAAATATAAAAGATACTCTAGTAGATACAATAATCCTAGAGGAATCTCCGTTAATACAGGTAGTATCAGTACAAGAAAGAACAACTCAAGCTGACGCATATGTAACTCTTATCACAGAAAATTCTAATAATAGTGGTAAATTTGAATACATAGTTGATGACGAATCTGATAGTATTACACGAACAACAGGCACAGGCACTAAGAGCTGGCCTAAAGGTATGAAAGCCGTAAAGGTAACATACAAAGCAGGGTACGTAACTACCCCACATGATTTAAGATTAGCAGTATTTGATTTGATTAAGTACTACATGAAAGACGAAAGAAAAGAAAGAATGTCAATTGGAGGAGCAACAGTAGAAAATCCGTTGTCTTCTAGTTTAGCTGGCAACATAGGTTTCCCAGACCATATCAAAAGAATATTAGATATGTACAAACTATATAGCTAATGGCTCAGAAAGACCTCCTAAGAAGATTAGATTTAATGATGGATGGAGGAAGTGGTACCATAGGCAAAAAGAAAGCTTTGAAGGCAAATAAAGGACTTCCCAAGGATTTAAAACTATCCGTATCTACCGATAAGTTTAGAAGAAATATGAATGAACCTCTAACTCATTGTGAAGTTAGAAAAAAGATTTTAGGAGATAGTTTAAAACAAGCTTACGATAGGTATAATCCTTCAGCAAGTGCCGAAATGAAAAAAGAAGCGGCAGACTTAATAGATAGCTTTTGCAAAGATGTAATTGCTGGGTGGACAAGGACAGTTTCAAATCCCAGTAAAAAGATAGAAACAGGCGATAAAAAATCTACTCTCGATAATGTTTACTTTGATATAGTAGGTGGAGACGCAGAAAAGCACTTTCAAGACTTAAATAAAAAAGTATGTGAGCCCTTAATGCTAGGGAGATATAAAGATTTGTTTTCCGCAAGTTCTCAAGAAAAAGAATATGACGGAAAAAGAAAAGATGGATTAGGTTCGTTATCAGATCTTCAAGCTGCTCACTCAGAGGGTCAATCAGTATTTAGCGTAAAAGAATCAGTTAGAGCAGACGCCTTATCAGGAATGGATGTAGACGGTCTAGAAAGCGAGCAAGCCTCCATTGTAAAAAAAGCTCTTAAAGACTTTGAACAAGTTATGGGTGGAAAAGCTAATTCAAGTTTTACGTTTGATTCTAAGACAGGAAAGATAAAAAGCACTACCACAATAACACTAGGTATAGAAAGCGCAACTAAAAATAGAGGCGACATAGGTAATACGGATTCTTTAGGTAGAAAGCAGAACGCAGTACTAAATAGTATGGCAAAGAAAATACGTGAGTCGCTGCAAAATGCAGATGGAAGTGAAATGGTAAACTTATCTTCTTCCAACACACTGCCAGAAGGAATGGGTGAAGCAATAGTTAATAGCTTAGTAATGAAAAAAATGTATAAAAGTAAAAAAGCTTTGAATCGTACTAAATATGGAAAAGTTAAAGTAAAGAGTTCTACGACTAATGCAAGTAGCACAAAAACTATTGGAAAAAGAAAAGAATTTACTATTATAGGTGGTGGCCCAACCTCAAACATGAAAGGACCCCCTCCTAAGAGAACCTCCCCAGAGTCGGGAGGAGGCAAAAGCCCAGAAGAACTAGGAAGAACAGCAAAGTCAGCTTTACTAATAAGACAAGCTATTAATAAAGTCTTACCTAAAAGAGTAAAACGAAACATGACAGGTTCTGCTCTAAAAAATAAAAGTGGTAGATTTGCAGAATCAGCAAGAATAGAACAAGTAAGCTCTGCTGCAAAGACTTTAGTAATAAAGTTTACATATAGATTAAACCCTTATGAAACTTTTGAAAACACAGGCAAACGAAAGTGGCCTACAGGATATAACCCTAAAACTCTAATTGCAAAAAGTATAAGACAATTAGCGCTAGAATTAATGGGAATAAAAATGATAACTACTAGGAGAGTTTAATGACAGATGCATATAGAACAGGACGAAGCAAAGTAGTAGAAGCACTAGTAAAAAAATTAAAACTAATTGATGGTAACCATCCCTTCAATTCAAACATATTTGAAAACGCCCATTCAGGAATGGTCTTTTTAGACGAAATTACAGAATACCCGAAATTATGCGTGGTAGCTGGAGATGAAACTAGACAGTATCAACCGGGCGGGTTCAAGTGGAGATTCTTGACTCTAGACGTAAGAGTTTATGTCGAAAACCAAGAAGATCCACAGGAAGTCTTAGCTTTAATGATGGAAGACATCGAAAGAGTAGTAGACGATAACGATATGCTGATATATGACGATACCGTCAGCCCAGCATTAACAACAACTTCCTTAACTGTAAGTGCAATGTCAACAGACGAAGGGGCTTTAAAACCTCTAGGAATTGGCGAAGTTACTTTACAGTGCAGGTATTAAAAAGAAATTACAAACACTGATAAACATCTAGTGACGTACTTTCAAAGTAAAAAAATAGGAGAAAGCAAATGGCTTTAAATCTCTCGAGAAATACCAAAGTATTCGTCAGTTCAAAAAACGGAACTGGTGCTACAGGTGGTATAAGAACAGCGCATATTTCTGCAAAAGGAACTGGTTATGCTGTTGGCAACGTTGTCACACTAACATCTGGTTCTGGCGGCGGAACAAATGCAAAATGTATAGTCTTAACTGTTAACTCAGGTGCAGTAGAAACTATAGCAATACCAAATAACTTTAGGGGATCGGGGCACTTTACAGCTGCCGCAGATGCTACTAAAGGAACTTTAACAGAGTCAGCATGTGAAGACAAGACCGGTGCCGACGTAAGTGGAGCATCAGGACTAATAGTTAAAGTACTAACTCTTGCAGGAACAACTACTGCAGATGGTAACAGAATAGGAACAGGAACGTTCAAAGGAAATGAAGTAGACGCAAATACTTTCAGAATGGGTGTATTAGATGGATATAGCTTCTCACAAGGAAGTGATTCAACTGATGTAACAATCTCTGAAGCAGGTGCTACACCAAATAGGGGTTCAAAAAGATTCAATGATTCTTTACCACCAGCAGAATGGTCATTCGGTACTTATGTACGACCATTTAAGCATGGAGCAGAAAGTTTCAGAGCAAACGGAACATTCGATTGCTGTGAAAACATTTTGTGGGCAGCTCTTTCAGGAACTGGACTACCAGGAGTACATGCAAACGCAGCAGCTCAAGCAACAGCAGGAGCAGGTGTATCACTAGGTACTAGTGCGGTAACTGGTTCATTATGTTCATTTGTTAATTCAGATGTTCATGAACTTATGAAACTAAACTTATACTTTGCACTAGAAAACACAACATACAGGTTAAACGACGCACAGGTTAACCAAGCAGAAATTGATTTTTCAATTGATGGAATAGCACAGATCAGTTGGTCTGGTAATGCTACTACAATTGATCAGCTTTCTGACCCAATGGAAGACCCATCTAAATACTACGTAACTGTATTTGATGCAAATGGTGTTTTCGACAACACATCAGTTGCTTTATTAAACGTAGCCGGCATACTTCATTCTTCTATAGGAGTGGTAAGTCAAGATAGTGGCGTTTTACAAAATGCAGCAGGAAAAGCAATAGTACCATTTAATAATTCTGATACTTTTGTAGAAACATATAACTATGCTGATACAACAGGACCTTCAGATGCTGATTACTTAAGAAACAAACTTTCAAGTTTATATCTTAACGTAGGATCAGAGCAAGGTGGTGGCGCAAGCTCAAATGGACTAAGTCCAAAAACGTATGCTATTAACATAACAGGCGGAAGTATAACTATCGCTAATAATGTTACTTACGTAACACCAGAAACAATTGGTGTTGTAGATAAACCAATCGGTTCCTTCACAGGAGCAAGAGTCATAGGCGGAAGTCTAAATATGTATCTAGATACTAAAGCTAATGGTTCTAACCAACTATTAACAGATTTAGCTAATGCTACTGACTTAATATCGAATTCATTCGACATGAGATTATTCATGGGACTAAACGCTACAGTAACAACAGTTAACGGAGTAGGTGAAGCACAAGAAGCAGATGACTTCAACAACGCGGCAGGTGTAATCCAGTCCGGTGTAGAATTCAACATGCCTAAATGTCATTTAACTATACCAACAATTGAAGTAGCAGACTTAATTTCAACTTCTGTAGAGTTCTCAGCTCAAGGAACAAGCCTACTAGTAGGTGATGAAATGAAAGTTAAATATATCGGAACAACTACTCATACCCAATCGCACTACAAGAGTACCGGTGCCAGAGCTGTAGACAGCCTGTAACAAATGTCTTATAGTTTCCTCAAGGAGAGTAAGCTATTTATCGTTTATGGCGGTAACAAGTATAGAATATATACTACTACCGCCCTAAACTTTTCTCAAACTTTTGCGCAAGATTCGTACCCAGTAAAGACTTTGCACAGTCAAGCAAAAATGTTCGAGGGAGCAACTATAACTTCTGCCAACGCAGTCGATTTTAGTTTTGATGTTCCACTGACAAAAGAAAAGGACGAGAGTCCAATCATTGATTTACTCTCAGGATTAAACAATGAGCAACTAACCAGTTTTGACATGTATGTCCAAACAGGAAGTGCAGTCTTTAAAGTAGACAGCGCAGTTATTACATCCGGAGATTTCAGCATTAGCCCAGAGTCTCAGTTTTTAGTATCAGTGCAGGGACAAGGAACTAAATTAGAAAGAGTTGGTAACGAAAGTTACACCATTCCAGGAACGCTTCAATCTGAATCGTCCTCAAGAACCCCTCTTTTGGTTTACCCAGTAATTTCTATTGACAGCTTAACTATGAGTAACATCATATCGGTAAGTGTCGGTATACAGAATAATATTACTTGGACAGAATTTAAAAACCTGCAAAAATCTTTAAATGTTACTAATGCTAGTAATATAATGCGACCGTCTGAATACGTGGTAGAAAAAAGAATTGTTTCGGGAACAATTAACCAATACCAAACAGATAATAATATAACACAATTTGATAATTTTAGTACTAATAGTAATATTACCATAAAGGCAGTAGAAGTAGGAAATGCAGCAAACGCAACTCCTTTCTTCCAGATACAGTTAAACCCTGCATCTTACACTGCAAGAATGGAAGTAGGCGATGTATACCAACAAAGCTATGACTTCTCCTCTTTGGACAATACTTCTTTAGACACTAGAATTACACAATATTCATAGGAGAATATAAAACATGGAACTTAAAAGCCTACTGGTTGACAGTAAAACAACCTGGGTAGAATTTCCTGGACTCGACGGATTTGAAGTCGAACTAGCAAACCTATCCCGAAAAGAACTCGT